AGATACAGGAAAGTACGATTCAGAAGCTGCACTAGAGAAAGAAGCCATTGATATCTTAGATCAATTGCGCTCACGCACTACCTTTGATTCTGCTGGCATGGAAACACGAATGCAGTTTGATGAGGATGTTATTCGAGCCGCCGGTCAAGGCCCGTTGAAGGGACGTACTTTAGATAACTTACACGCTGTCCGTGAGTGGATGGGTGAGTACACGGGTGATGCCGATGTGTTCATGCGAGCAAGACAAGCGGATGGGACTTTTAAAGATATTAAAACAGGTAAACGAGGATTTGAGGATCGTAAAGAAGGCTTGCTGACTAAGGCAAAAGAAACCATTGAGGGGCAAGCTAAGCTCCTAACGAAAGGTAAATACTTTCGAGACATTACTGGCTTTAACGATTTGCTTCCTGCTGAACAAAAGTTTTTGAAAACAGCAAATGAAGTAGGTGAAACGGGCGACATTCAAGGGTGGACCAAGATCGGTGGTGACAGCGATGCGGAACGTCTGAAGTTTGGCCCTCTTGCTGATAAGTGGGCAAAGACAGAGCATGCTCGAGCGTTTCAAGATGTCCCTGCTGCTTTACAAAGTCTTGCAGAGAACAAGTACTACGCTACTTTCTTGGGCTTAAAAGGTATGTCGCAGATGGCGAAGACCGTATATAGCCCCATTACCCAAATACGTAACGGTACCACGGCCTCTTTTTTTGCTATCGCCAATGGCAATTTAGGCAGAGGAAAAGAACTTACTGAGTCTGCGCTCACTGTATTCAACGATATCTTTGATAAGTACAAGCTTGCTGAAAAAGCTGGGGCTATTAGACCTGGGGAAATTAAAGCTGTTCGTGACGCAGAGTTCCAAAAGTATTTGGACTTAGGCTTAGTAGATACAGGCGCACGCAAAGGAGAGTGGGAACAACTGATTCGTGAAGCGAATCAAGCTTCGCTCTTAGGCTCAACCAAGTTAGGCAAGGATGCTATGCGTTTTATTAAAGGACGCCGCGATTCTTTTGCTAACAAACTTTATCAAGGCTCTGATGATGTCTGGAAGATCTATAGCTACAAGATGGAATATGGGCGTCTTGAAAATGCTATTCAGACAGCAGCTAAAAGTAGAAGGCCGCTCAATATTCCAGCAACAGATGCTCAGAACATATTGGAGTTTGGACGAGGAGCAAATATTGCAGCACTCACTGACAAAGCTCTAACTAGGGCTCTGGAACGAGAAGCTGCCGCCATCGTTAGGGACACTGTCCCTAACTACGCTCGTATCCCTCCAGCTATCCAAGCTTTACGTCGGTTGCCTTTAGGTAACTTCATTGCATTTCCTGCAGAAATTCTTCGTACCAGTGGCAATATCCTGACTCGAGCCGTCAAAGAACTGGCAAGTGAATCTCCAGAGATTCGCTCTATAGGGATGCGTCGGCTCGTAGGATTAAGTGCAGTTCAGTTTGGATTGAATACTGGGCTTTACAACATGGGGTTGTGGCTTACAGGTAGTGATAGAGAGCAAGTCGATGCATACAAACGCTCCTTTGCTGCACCATGGGATCGTCATAGTGAATTGATTCCTATCGCTTCCGATAAAAAAGGCAACCCCACTGAGTTTTATAATTTCTCTTACACCAACCCTTACGACTACATGCGTAGGCCCATCACGGCGTTGTGGAATACCGTTAATAAAGGCATTGATAACGAAGAGGAGATGCTTAGCATTGTTTATGATTCTCTGAATGAAAGTGTCGGTGAGTTTCTTTCACCCTTCGTTTCGGAATCCATGATCACGCAAAAGATGCTGGATGTTGCAAGAAATCAAACAGAGTTTGGGCGTCCCATTTGGAATGAAGCTGACCCTGAGTCCATGAAATGGGGGAAAAGACTATCTCACCTACTGGAATCTCTTACTCCTGGCATCTCTCCCATTGAGATTCGGGCGGGTGCAGATTCCCCATTGGGTGGCGGGTTGCTGTATCTGGATGTAAAGGCAAGAGATTTTCCAAAAGCCATTGGCCTTGCGTTTGGTGCTGATCCTGCTACCAATCGGAAACGTACAGGTGAACGCTTAGATGCTCTTGGGACAATGGTGGAATCTTTAAGCGGTGCAAAAACCATCAAGCCTCAGATAGAAAACACATTGTTTTATCGAGGTATTGAAGCAAGCCAACAAGTGCGTGAAGCCGCCAGAATATTTAACAGGGTGGCCCGTAGTCGAGACGCTAAGTCGGCTGAAGATATAACTAAAGCGTATGTCTTAAGTAACGAGCAACGCTTCAAAGGATTACGCGATTTGTCTATGGCGGTGGAAGATGCTCGACTGTTGGGGATTTCTGATGCAGACATCGTTGCTCCACTGAAGCGTGCCAAGACACCTAAGTACCAAGCAATCATGAATGGAACCTTTGTTCCTTTCTTCCCCTCCAAAGAAACAATTGCCGAGGCTCAGTTGGCTAGACGCAATAAAGTTTCAAACCCAATTGATATGGGGCTTATCTCTCAAGCGTACGCTCAGCAAGCGCAACGTCGATTCCCTGACCTCACGCCAGCAAGAGGGGTGAGCTTTAGCCCTCCAGCACCTACTGCTCCTGGCGCACCACCCTTATCACTATTCAATCAGCAACCTGCGGCCCAACAACCAGCAGCACCCACCCAAGGCACTCAGGCTCTACGCCAAGCTGAGATCAATAAGTTACTTGGTATTGGTGAGCCATGAGACGCCGCTACCGCAACAAGTACAAAGCCATCAAGGTAACTTACGATGGCATTACATTTGATTCCAAGCTTGAGGGAGCACGTTACAAAGTTCTGAAGATGCTGCAGGAGGCAGGCGAGATCAGTGATCTTGAGACCCAGGTGCCGTATCGATGTGACGTGAATGGTAAGTTGATCTGTCGTTACTACGCTGACTTTCGCTACAAGGTGAATGAGCGTGTGATCGTGGAAGATACCAAGGGTGTGCTCACCCATGTCTTCAACCTCAAAAAGAAACTAGTCGAGGCGTTGTACCCTGACGTGAGCATTGAGATCGTCACCAACCCAAACGCTGACGTTCTACCCAAGGAAGCAGCATGAGTGACCCCTTTTATTACAACGCAACGCTGGTACGGGTAATAGATGGTGACACCATTGATGTGGACATTGATCTGGGGTTTTCTGTGTGGCTTAACAAGCAACGGATTCGTTTGGCAGGCATTGATACACCGGAATCCCGAACCCGAAACAAAGAAGAAAAGGTACTGGGTCTAGCGGCAAAGGAACGGTTGAAGGAGCTTTGCGGTGAGAAGCTGGCCGTGCAGTCGTTAGGTCGGGGAAAGTACGGACGTATCTTAGGTATCCCACATACCGAAGAGGGTAAGGATATTTGTAAGATACTCATTGAGGAAGGCCATGCCCGAGAATACTGGGGCGGCAAAAAAGAGTCTTGGACATAGGAGATAGCGATGAGTTTACGTAGCTGGTGGAAGCGCAACGTGCGTAAGGTCAAGGAAGTTGAAGTACGCACACGGGATGAAGATGGTCGCTTTGTTGCAGATGATCCGACCACCAAAAAAGATGAGGCGTGGACTACGAAAGACGTTCCTATCGAAGAAAAAGAAAAAATCTCTTCTTAAAAAGCGTCTTCATCCTCATTCATGGCCTCTATGTAGTGGCCGTTAAACTCAGTACGTAAAGGTTCCATGCGTTCCATCACGTTGGCATCGAAGTCTATCTTTGAGAGCTCGCGCATCTCAACGCTACTGAAAGCCATGGCCCCTATTTCTTTCTTGATGGCGTTGGTAAACGTTTTCCCTTCCTTGGTGTAGGCAATCACATCGTCCGTGCTCTGCTCTGGGAAGTGATCGGCGTTCACCAGGTCAGGTATCCATAGATGGTCTTCACATCCAGCCCGTTGGTCTTCAATACTACGGGCCTCCTCATGCCTCCTACAGAACCACACAGCGCCGTTTGAGGAGGTTAAGGGTTTACTACTCAGGCAGTTACGACAGTTGGCAGAGGGCGGTAGACGCCGTTTAAAGTAGATGTCCTTGAAGATCTGAGCCTCGTACTTCATTTCCCATGCGGATTCAGATTTCCCTGCAGTAAAAGGCACAGAAGATTCAATGATCCGTTGAGCTTTCTCTTGAGCTTTCTCCCAAATCTTCTCGTTAAACGGAATGATCTGGGTGTACAGATGGCTGGTGTTTTTGTTGTAGACCACCACGAGGGCGTACTCCAGATTGAAAGCACCCATGTAGCAATGGATCTGCCATCGATAAGTCTCTGACCATCCCTCATAGTCCTCACTGTTGGCCAGTTCTTTAAAGCGTTTGTCATTAGCACTCTTTACTTCCAAGAGCAGCATGGTGTCTTCATTGGGAGCAGGGAACACATCTTTGACTAGACCATCCGTGGACCCAGCGAAGTGGCCGCCTAGCAAAGAAGTGTTGAACTGTTCTCCATCCTCATCCTTGGCGGCAACAGGTAGGACGTTGCCTAGATGTTCAATCACCTGATCTTCAATGTGATTGCCCAGATCGAACAGACGTAGCATGCGGCCTTCAAAGGTAGGCGGCAGGCACCAGCGGAAGTTCAGCCAGAGCTTGCGCTCATCCGAATCACCAATGCCACTGAACCCCAGGTGCCCCCGATAGCGTTGATCTAGCTCCTTAACCTTGTCATCAATGCGCGTAACCAGCGCCTGACAGTACTCTTCAGAATCCAGTTCCAACAACATTCCAGTATTTTCCTTCCTTACGTACCGTGATAGAGGAGATTTTGTTGAAAGCCCCCAGATTTATTTGCCTAACGGCTTCATCCACATCCAGCGGTAAGTCATGAGGCCATTGAGTTAAGTTGCGCCATTGCGCCATGGATCTAACACCCACACGCCCATACATGCCGATCATCAGAGCCATGCTGTAGGGATAGAAACTATCTTCAGTAAAGAAAGAGATCCCACAGTACGTGTTGCCTTTTTTTGACACCTTCACTTCGGCCGTGACATTCTTTATGTCATGCACCTTCTCTTGAATCGGTGCTTCTTTCAGTTCATCCGAAAGCACATTGCCTTTGGCGGCAATACGAGCAGCCGCTGCATCTTCTTCTGCTTCCTCAAAAGGAATCACATCGGACTCCACGATCTCAGGAAGGGGCTTCGGCGCCTTGCACTCTCCACATAGGGGTGCATCGATGGGATTCACATGCAGGCATGCATCACAAATCCAGATCTTTTCCTTCTCTTCATCTTCAGGTGTGGGCGGTTTCGCCACATCAATGCAGCCATGACGTTCCATATTCTCACCATAGTCTAGAAGTAGGCAGTTCTCTTTCTCTCCCCATGGACGCATGCCACGGCCACAGATCTGGACATAAAGGCCCAGTGATTTAGTGGGACGTAGGATAGCAATGCAGTCAGTGCGTGGTGCATCCCAACCTTCGGTCAGCACAGCAACGTTGCATAGCGCATTAATCTTACCGTTCTCAAAGTCCTTAAGGATCTGAGCTCGCTCATCGTTGGGAGTTTCAGCAGTAATAAGTGCAGCTGATATCTTTGCTTCTCTCAAGAAGTGCGTCATCTTCTCGGCATGAGCAATGGTCACGCAAAAGAACACCGTGCTAAGACGACCTTTGGTGTAAGCCTTATCAATCCAATCAGCGATGATGGCCAAGATGGTTTGTTCATGCATGGCCAGTTCTGCAAGTTCACCTTCCCGATAGTCACCGCCCTTAAATTTAAGCCGTACTTTGGATGCATCGATGACGGCCTGCTTGTTCACAGCAAACGCAGACAAACGAGAAAGATGACCGTGTTTAATGAGCTCGGGGATGCCTGCTTGATAAGCCACTCCTCGAAAGAACTGATCTTGTAATCCATAGATGTAGCCCTGGCCCATGCGATAAGGCGTAGCCGTGCAGCCCATGATCCACGGATCGCCCAACTCCCTGAAGTGATCCAGTATCTTGCGGTACTGAGTCTGGGTTTGAAGTGACACATGGTGGGCTTCATCCACCACAATGAAATCAAAGGGAGGCGCCGCTGCAAGACGTTTCTTGGAGGCCAAGGTGTCTCGACTGGCAATCACAATGGAGGCACTGGCATCGAACTCTTTAAGTCCTGCCGACATGATGCTGCATGGTGCATCGGGCCAGACCATGAGCAGTTTATCTTTAGCCTGAGCAATCAACTCTTGGCGGTGAGCCAAGATGAGGATGCGGTTCTCGGGTGCGATCTCGAGGATCTCTTTGATCAACGAGACAAACACAATGGTTTTCCCACTCCCCGTGGGTAACACAAGGAGTGGGTACGCATCACGAGACTGCGTGGCAAACCAATGGTTTAGACCGTCAAGGGCTTCTTGTTGGTAGTAACGTAACTTCATGTTTCGCTCTTATCCATAGGGTGATTTCCTGATTTCGGCTCGCT